ATACACAACTTTGACTGTTTCAAGTCAAAAGCACATTGGTGTTAACTTCACCTCTGCCGAACTCACCATGCAATTGGATGACTTTGCAGAACGTGTTCTCAAGCCTCGCGTGAGCCAATTGGCATCAAGCGTTGACGCTGACGTTGCAACTGCCTACAAAGGCATTTACAACTCGGTAGGCACTCCTGGCACAACTCCTGCGACCTCTTTGGTTCTGCTCCAAGCACAGCAAAAACTTAACGAATTTGCTACCCCAATGAACCCACGTTATGCGACTGTTAACCCAGCCGCCAACGCCGGTTTGGTCGAGGGCTTGAAAGGTCTGTTTAACCCAACCGGTACTATCAGCCGTCAGTTCAAGAACGGTATGATGGGCGAAGGCGTATTGGGCTTAGACGAGATCAATATGTCGCAGTCGATTGTTCAGCACACCACCGGTGTTACACCAACTGCTCCAATCGTGGCTACCACGGTGACAGCACAAGGCGCAACGTCTTTGGCTATCAGCTTCACAAGCGGCTCACCCACGTTCAAAGTCGGTGACGTGTTCACCATCGCCAGCGTGTTTGCCGTTAACCCACAGACCCGCCAGACTACCGGTTCGTTGCAACAGTTTGTTGTGACTGCTGACGTAACTGTTTCGTCAACAACTACCGCAACATTGGCAATCAGCCCCGCCATCTACACTTCAACCAACGCTTTGGCAACCGTGGATTCGTTCCCAGCCTCTAGCGCCGTGTTGACGTTCTTGGGCGGCTCAGCCACAGCATACCCACAAAACTTGATCTATCACAAAGATGCGATCACGTTGGCGACTGCTGACTTGCTGTTGCCACAGGGTGTGGATATGGCTTCACGCCAAGTCCATAACGGCATCTCGCTGCGTATCGTGCGTCAGTACGATATCAACAACGACCGCCTACCATGTCGCGTGGATGTACTTTATGGTTTTTCAGCGATCAGACCAGTCACAGCCGTGCGTTTATGGGGCTAAGCGGGCAGTTTGCATAGTGTAGCATTGACGTGCTACACTTCCTTCTACTAAACACAGGAGGATAAAATGCAAACAATCTGCGGCATTAAAGAGTGCGATTTGCCAGTTTTAGCTTTAGGTCTTTGCAACAAACATTGGCGGCGTAATAAAAAGTTTGGTTCCCCAATGGCGGTATCAAGCCATTCAGGGTCAAACAAAGGATTATCCGCCGAGGAACGTTTTTGGAAGGGCGTAGTTAAAGCTGACGGATGTTGGATTTGGAAATTAAGTAAAGATAAAAATGGCTATGGGATATTTAGAGGTATGATCGGGCAAACTGAATTTACGAGAGCGCATAGGTATTCGTATGCTTTGCATACGGGTGATTTGCTTATCGGAATGCAATCCCTTCATTCTTGCGATAACCCAAGTTGCGTAAACCCGTTGCATTTATCTTCAGGAACTAACGCCGACAATATGCGCGATAAAGTGCAGAAAGGTCGGTCAAGAGTACCGGTAGGTGAAAAAAATGGACACGCTATTCTTACTGAACGACAAGCCCGACGCATTCTTAAAGACCCTAGGACGTATGCTGAAATAGCATTCGAATATAACGTAGCACCTTCCACGATCGGTAGCCTTAAACAGCGCGTATCGTGGAAACACTTATAAAGGAATTTCATCATGGCACTTCCAAATGGCGCAGGCGGCTATCAGCTTGGCGACGGTAACCTCGCTGAGGTTATTCTTAGCGTTCAATCAGCACCAATAGCTAAAACAGCAGTGGCCACTCTGACCGCCGCTGAATTAGCAAACGGTATCATCACTTACACCGGCGCGGCTGTTGCCTTGACATTGCCTTTGGGCACTGATCTTGACGCAGCTTTCCCTAGCATGAAAGTCAACAGTTCGTTTGATTTTTTCATTATTAACACTGGTGCCACAAACGCCGCAACTGTCACGGCTAACACCGGCGTGACTTTGGTTGGTGTTGCTGCGGTTGCAGCAGTTTCAGCTTGTAATTGGCGCGTTCGCAAGACCGCTGACGCAACCTACGTTGCTTACCGCATCGCAGGTTAATAAGTAGAGGGGTGGGTAACCCCCACTCCTCGCCCTTGAGGTATCTATGCAGATTTATCTTAAACACCCACAACACGGGCGTAAAGTCGCAATTTCCGATTTGGAAGCCGATGAAGACGTCAGAAATGGTTGGACAAGGTATACTTTAGACGCGCCAACCCAAGAGGTTGCACCTGTGAATGAGTTAAAACGTCGTCGTAAAACGGAGTAAGCATGGCTACCTACACAGCCGGAGATCAGATCAACGGGGCGTTGCGCCTAATCGGTCAACTGGCTGAAGCCGAAGAGCCTTCTGCTGCCACGGCTCAAGACGCGCTCACCTCCATGAATCAGATGATTGACTCATGGTCAACCGAACGCTTGTCTATCTTCACAACCCTTGAACAAGTGTTCATGTGGCAGCCAGGGAACATTAGCAGAACCCTTGGCCCCACGGGCGACTTTGTTGGGGTGCGCCCTATCCTGATGGATGACGCCACTTATTTCATCGACCCTGCGTCGGGCATTTCGTACGGCATCAAGCTCATCAATCAGCAGCAGTACGACGGCATTGCGGTTAAGACCGTAACCTCGACTTATCCACAAGTCATGTGGATCAACACGAATTACCCCAACATTGATATGCACGTTTATCCGGTGCCAACCAAGGTGCTTGAATGGCACTTTATTACTGTTGACCCCCTAGATGAACCTGCGCTGTTGTCAACCACCTTGGTGTTTCCCCCAGGCTATATGCGGGCGTTTAAGTACAATCTAGCGTGTGAGATTGCCGCTGACTTTGGTGTCGAGCCATCACCCCAAGTATTGCGTATCGCTATGTCGTCTAAGCGCAACATCAAACGCATCAACAACCCTGATGACATTATGTCCTTGCCGTATTCGATTGTGGCAACGCGGCAAAGATACAACATATTTGCGTCAAATTATTGATCATATTCACTATGCTTACCTTTAACAAAACCTTTCACGCCTTTTACTGCGCGCAAAAGCCCTTTGCTTTTGTATCGGTCAATTGCGTGCTTAATGTTTTGTTGATGTGTAACAAGTTCAAGATTTTCCAATCTATTGTCTTGCCTATCAAGATTTTTATGGTTGATCTCAAGACGCCCTTCAATAGGCCCTACAAATGCCTCCCATATACATCTGTGTATGGGGCGATGTTTGTACGCGCCGTCTTTGCTTGGTGTAAAGTAAACGTAAAAGTCAGAACCTATTTTAGTTTTAACTGGCCTAAATTTAGCGTCACCTTTCCACGTTTTTCCTTGCTTAATAGAATGCGCGGTAGTTATGCTTGTTTGCAAAAATTCAGCAACACGTTTAAGGGTAGCCCCATCGCAAAACATTTGTTTGGCAGTTTCAACTTGCTCTGCGGAAAACAACTTTCCTCTAGCTATGCGCCTAATATTTCCTTGGTCGCTAATTTCGTACAGACTTTCAAAACCCAATACAGGTTTCCACATTTCCATAGTTTAACTCCTTTTAAGTTAAACAGGAGTATAGCATGAAGAGTCCTGTGTTGGGCAGTGCCTATGTGACTCGCAGCATTAATGCTGCGAACAATCGCATGATTAATATGTATCCTGAGATCATTGCCGAGGGCGGCAAGGAACCTGCGTTCCTAAACCGTGCGCCAGGGCTCCGCTTGCTTACAACCGTGGGGCTTGGCCCCGTGCGGGGAGAATGGCAATACGGCGGTTACGGTTACGTTGTGTCGGGCAATACGTTGTACCGCATTGACAATCAATACAACATTACAACGCTTGGTGTGGTCGCCAATGACGGGCCTGTGTCGATGTCAGACAATGGCACTCAATTGTTTATTGCTTGCAATGGCCCAAGTTTTGTCTACAACGCTACAACTTTAGCGTTTGCACAAATTACTGATCCTGACTTCCCTGGTGCGCTCACCGTGTCTTACCTTGACGGCTACTTTGTGTTTATTGAGCCCAATAGCCAGCGCGTGTGGGTCGCAACTTTGCTTGACCCGTTATCAATTGACCCGCTTGACTTTGCAAGCGCCGAGGGTAGCCCCGACAATTTGGTGTCATCCATTACCGACCACTCTGAAGTTTGGTTGTTTGGCACAAACTCAGTTGAAGTTTGGTATGACGCCGCCGCAGGTGCGGGTTTTCCCTTACAACGCATCCAAGGTGCGTTTAATGAAATTGGTTGCGCTGCAACATTTTCCGTTGCAAAGCTCGACAACGGTTTGTTTTGGCTAGGGGCAGATAACCGTGGGCAAGGCATTGTCTACCGTTCACAAGGCTACACCGGTGTGCGTATTAGCACCCATGCTATTGAATGGCAAATTCAACAGTACGGTAACATTTCGGACGCCATTGCATACAGCTATCAGCAAGATGGTCATGCGTTTTATGTCTTAACTTTCCCAACTGCCAAAGCAACTTGGGTGTACGACATTGCGGCTCAAGCGTGGCACGAGCGGGCAAGTTTTAATAACGGTGCATTCAGCCGTCATCGTAGCAATTGCCAAATGTTTTTTAATAGCGAAGTGATTGTCGGTGACTTTCAAAACGGCAATATCTACGCATTTGATTTAAACGTCTACTCAGATGGCACACGCCCTCAGAAGTGGCTACGCTCATGGCGCGCGCTGCCTACGGGCACCAATACGCTTAAACGTACCGCTCAACATTCTTTGCAATTAGATTGCGAAACTGGCGTAGGCGGTGATACTGACCCACAAGTCATGTTGCGCTGGTCTGATGACGGTGGCCACACATGGTCAAACGAGCATTGGAAAGGCATGGGCATGACGGGCGAGTACGGCACTCGCGTTATTTGGCGTCGCTTGGGAATGACAATGAAACTGCGTGATCGCGTGTATGAGGTTTCAGGCACCGATCCGGTTAAGCTCGCCATCATGGCCGCTGAACTTGACGTGGATGTAGCCGCATCGTGAGCAACATTACCCAAATCCCTGCACCTCGGGTGCCTGTTGTTGACCCCGCAACTGGCTTAATGTCACGGGAATGGTTTCGTTTTCTTAACAACGTCTATGAACAATTAGGCGGCGGCACGGGTGCCGCGTCAGGTACGTTTACAACAGCCGATTCTAAAACCGTGACGGTTGTCAACGGCATCATTACAGGAATAGTCTAATGTCCATCAATATCTCAGCGTTTGCCGGTGCGGGCGCACAGTTCTTTGACGCCAATGGTGCGCCATTGACCGGTGGTTTGCTTTACACCTACGCAGCAGGAACGACCACCAATGCGGTGACGTATACCTCTCGCGCAGGTACTAGCAACAACACCAACCCAATCGTGTTGGACGCCGCAGGGCGCACCCCTGCCGAGATTTGGATGGACGGCGGCGCACTCTACAAGTTTTTGCTAAAAGACTCGGCGCTTGTTCAGATTGGTTCGTATGACAACATCCCCGCCATCAATGACGTCACAACCATCAACAGCCTGATTACGGTTGCGGGCACTAACACGCTTACCGGCTTGGCGACTCCTGCGCTTGCTGCCTACGCTGCGGGCGCACAGTTTAGCTTTGTCGCTCAGAACACCAACACCGGTGCGGTCACCATAAACATTGATGCGTTGGGTGCTAAATCACTTACCAAAGTCGGCGCAATAGCGCTAGTGGCAAACGATATTATTGCGGCTGCTTCGTACCAAATTATTTACGACGGCACACGCTTTCAGTTATTAACTCGTACAAGTGCCTCGCAATTGGTGGTTGGCACAACTGCAGAGCGTCCAACCTCGCCCACTACCGGCATGATCCGGATGAACAGCACCACGAGCAATCCTGAGTGGTATGACACAACAACATCAACATGGCTGCAATTTAGTCAACCTGCTGGGTATTCGGTCAATTATCTTGTACTTGGTGGCGGTGGTGGGGGTGGTCAGTTTTTTGGTGGATCTGGCGGTGCTGGTGGCGGCGGTGCTGGCGGTTTATTGTTAAGTTCGGCAACTTTGATTAGCGGCACGGCATACACAATTACTGTTGGCTCTGGTGGTGCGGGGGCAACGCTTATTTCTGCGCCTGGCACAAACGGCAATAATTCATCAATTAGCGCAGTTGCAACGGCCATTGGTGGAGGCGGTGGTCAAAGTTATTCGGGCGCCGTAGCAGGCGCAGGCGGATCGGGCGGCGGAGGAAATCATACTAACTCAGGTGGCGCTGGTACGTCAGGTCAAGGGTATGCGGGCGCTGCGGGGGCGTCCTCACTTAATGGCGGTGGAGGTGGTGGTGCAAGTGCTGCGGCTACAACCCTTAATGGCGCAAATGGCGTAGCATCATCAATTAGTGG